GCCTTGGCGTCGACGATGATCATCCTGGGATTCTTCTGGGAAGGTTTCCAGGTCTCACCCTTGAGCGATGCGCCGGCATACATGATGACGTTCCGATGTGCGGCAGCATAGTCGGCAATCTCCCGCTGGCGATGTCCGCGATAATCAACCACGTGGAAGACCGGCGCGATCGATTCACCGTCCGCGAACCGGACCGGGGTGTTCAGGAGATCCTCGACGGTCCGGACCGGTTCACCGTTCCGGCGCTCGATCTCCTCGCGTTCGGCCGCGCCGAGCCAGAGATACGGGACGTTGTCGTAGTGCATCAGATACAGGTTGTCGCAGCAGTCCAGGGCGAAGACGCCGGTCGGGCTGAACAGGTCCTGGGTGTCGGAAACGACAAAGACCATCTCGATATCTTCGGCCCGGGGCGGTTCGTGGAAGAAATGGACCTTCAAGTTTTCCAGGTCCTCGGTGGCAATGTCGCGGGGATGATACGGGAGGCCCTTGTATGAATTATCGAGCTCATAATGAGCCTTGATGTCGGCGCGTTTTCCACACTCCAGGATCTTGGCCGCGATCCGGGACCAGCTCATGAACGGAAACTGGCTGCAGAGTGCGCCGAACTGGAAGGACGGCATCAGGTCGATCCGTTCGGGGAACTTGTGGACGTAAGCGCCGGCGCGGTTCATGGCGGCCTTGTCCGCTTCACGGTGTTCGTGGTGGCAGACGGGGCAGATCAGACGCTCGGAACCGGGCGTGGAAACGTAGAGCTTCCGGACTTCGTCATACTTTGATTCGAACTGAAAATTGCCGAAGTCGCAGGACCGCATGGTCAGCTTGTGGCAATGCTGGCAGCGGAGGGTCCAATAGCCTTGTGACCCGGCCAGGAACGCCTTCCAGATCGGGCCGTCCGTGGTGGTCGGAGTGCAGACGCGGTAAAGGATCGATTCCGAATAGGACCGGCCGCGCTTGCGGGTGTCCTCGGATGCGTCCAGATTGCCGACCACGGGGAAGTGATCCTCCTCGTCCAGGACGCGGATCTTGCAGGATTTGCTCATCACCTTTTTCCCGGCACCCTGGAAGAACATGCTGGCGGCCCCGAAAATATACTGGTCCTTCTTCGAACTGAACGGGCGTTCGAGCTCGGCAGCCAGGGCGGGGATCTTCCGGATCAGCGGTTCGTATTTGGTGCGGTTGATGTCGGCGGCATCCTCATCGCTCGGGTAGATGCAGAGATTTGAACACGGCTTGTCAATGAAGTTATAGAGCACGCCGATCACCTCGAGAAGCGTCTTGCCATGCTGCTCGATGCCGCAGACCGCGACCTCCCGGATCTTGCCGCTGAAGTCCCAGGTGCGGAGGGGTTCGATCAGGAAGGGCGAAAGCTCGAAGTCCAGGCGGGAACGTTCGGCGCTGATGTCATCGGAGAAGTCGATATTGTCCTGTGCCCAGGCGATGATATCGCGGTGCTCGGCCACGTTCCAGGCATTGCGGACGGCATCACGGACCAGATCAATCGCGTCCATGTTCGATCATCCTTTTCCGGAAGGCGGCCTCAAAATTGGCGCTGCAGCTGTCGATCAGCTTCCGGAGTTCGGCCAGCTTGGCAGCGTTGAGACGGAGCGCGGCCAGACCGGCCTTGACCGGAGCGAAGGCGCGGACGTATTCCTCGATGAAGATCTCCGCGGTCTCCCGGCGTATGGCGTCCCGGTTCTCCTTGAGGCGCTGGCGCTGGAGCTCGATGTCGGCGCGGAGTTTCTCCAGCTTGGCATCGGCCAGGGGCTGGTTCTGGGCATCCGGAGACGAGGCGGAGACCGTGATCCGGGAACTTTCCGCCAGATCCCCGCGGACGCGGCAATCCCGGCCCGTCTTGCCGTTTGATTCGATGCGTCCGGCCTTGACCGCCTGGCGGACGGCTTCGCGGGAAATTTTGTGCAGTTTTGCGTAATCGGCCATGGTGAGCCATTTCTGGGCCATAAGGACCTCCTTTGTCAAGTTGTCAAGTGAAATTTTGTCAAGTGAAATTTATTTTTCTGTCGAGCCTGGCCGCCTGACCTCGTTTTTGGCCCCCCCTCGGGGAAGGACCCGCGACCCCCGGCCCCCCTCCGGACCCGACCCCCCTCCGGACCCCGGTCGGACCGGGTCGGCCCGCCGTCCCGATCCGTCACTTCGTCCGTCACTCATGCCGGGCCTTTTTGATCTGACGGATCTCCAGCAGCGTCCGGATCTCGGGGTATTGGTCGGCCGCCCGATGGACGTGATAGCTCAAGTTCTGCCGGGTCGTGTCCAGCCTCCGGGCGATGGACGCCATCGACGCCAGCGGATCGGCCAGCAGCTCGAGGATCATCTCGAAAAGTTTCCGGTCGGACCGGTAAAGTTCCGCCAGGATGTCGATCATCCGGGTGATCCGGATCTCGTCCAGGATCTGGTTCCGCACCGTGTTATACACCAGGGCGATTTCCTCATCCGGGAAGCCGCGCCGGACCTGACCGATCAGCGTCCGGATGTCATCGATCAGATATTCGTTCATGGGTTCTCCAGCTCCTCGATGATGATCATGATCCCGGACATATCGCCGTGCCAGCGTTCGACCGTCTCGATGGCCAGCACGTTGTCATCCGGCCAGTATCCGAGATCGGTCATCACGTCTTCCACGCCCTTCAGGATATTGACGCCGTCCGGCCGGGTGGTTTTCAGGACCGGGCGCCCTTCGTTCTGCTTCATGGTTTCGACCGTATGGGGCCAGGTGATCACCAGCCGGAACGCCAGCGGACCCCTGAAGGGCTGCGGCGGCCGGTATTTTTCCAGGATCGCCCGCCACTGGGCGAAAGCCAGCCGCGCGTTGGCGGTCCGGTGGAAATTCTTGTCACGCTGTTGGAAGGTGCTTTTCGGGGGAACTCCCTCCCATCGAACTTCATATTTTCTCATGGTGTTTCCTTTCTCTCTCTTTTCAGGGGATATGGGGTCTTCCGTTTCCGGATAGCGGGTGGTGGGTGTAGGGGCTGAATCTAAAGCCCCCCACCTCCCCACTACCCGATAACGGACGGAACGGACGTTTCCCCACCTACTTACTTGTAAGTAGGGGTCTTGCCTTTGCCCGTTCGCGGGCAATACCTTTAAGGTCTTGCCTGTCATTCTTTCTCGATCCATACGCCTTTCACGCCTTCGGGGGTGGTATAACCGGCATTCTTCATCCGCTTTCTGGCACAACTTTCATCGATGTCCAGATACTCCGCGATCCGCTTGGTCGTGACCGGCTGACCGTCATCCAGCGCGGCGAAAGCCAGCCGGGTTTCGTTGATGGTGGCGTCCTTCTTCCGGGCTGCCGTCTCTTTGCCGATCGCGGCGCGTTCTTCGCGGCTCATGGGCTTCCGGACCGGCATCTCTCCGATCGCCAGCGCATCCTGCAGCAGCGTATCGACTTCGTCGCCGGACACGTGGACCGGATACCGAAAAAACGCGTGCCGGTCTTCGAACGCCGGGAATTCGCGGAGGATGCCGCCGATCCGCCAGCCGGTCATCTTCTCCGCAGCGTAGATCTCCGCACCGTTGACCTTGTCCGCGTCCGGGCTTGCCTTCCGGGCCAGTTCGATCAACACCTCCAGCTTTTCGGCGTCCTCCATGTCGAGGTCGTTTTTCCAGCCGGGCGTGATCCGGTCCAGGAAGCGCTGCAGATTGCGGACCTGGAACTTGTATTTGATTTCGGCGCGGCGCTTGTCATCGATCTCCAGTTCCACCATGTCGATCAATGCGTCCGGGTCGCGGGCGAATACTCCGGATCCGGATGCGCGGTCCTGCGCCCGCTTCTGTCCCTGGTCTCCCTTGCTGTGATGGTGACAGTAGATGACCGAGCATTTCAGCTCCGAGCAGATCTTGTCGAACTGGTTGCAGAACTTGGCCATCTGGTCGGCGCTGTTCTCATCGCCGGTGATGACCTTGTAGATCGGATCGATGATCACCGCCGAATATTTCCGCTTCATCGCCCGTCTGATCAGCCGCGGGGCCAGTTCGTTCATCGGCAGCGACTTCCCCCGCAGGTTCCAGACATCGATGTTCGAGATCGTCGGCTTCGTGATCCCTTCGGCCTGGTAAATGTCCTTCAGCCGGTGGAGGCAGGATGCCCGGTCCAGTTCCAGGTTGACATACAACACGCGACCCTGCCGGCATGGCCAGCCGAGCCACTGATGGCCTTCCGCGATGGCGATCGCCAGCTCCAGCAGCAGGAAACTTTTCCCCGCCTTGGACGGTCCGGACACCAGCATCTTGTGTCCCTGACGGAGGACACCGTCGATCAGACAGTCCGCCAGCTCCGGCAGATTGTCCCAGACCTGATCCAGACATTCGACCTCCGGAAGATCGTCGTTTTGCGCGGCGATCCAGTCGGTCCATTCGTTCCAGGAACTTTTCCCGATGTTCGTGGCCACCAGCCGCTGACGGACCCCCTTCCGATCCACGCCGGGCATCCGGGACAAACGGGAAGGATTCCGGTTCTTCCGGTCGATCTCCAGACCGTTCTTCTTGCAGATCTCATACAGAAAATCGACCCGCTGCTGATATTCCTTGTAGTCGGCCGCTTCGATCCGCACGATGGCGTGGAGACTTTTTCCGCCCGAATGCACCAGGGCGGCGATCGGCAGCTCCAGCTTCCGGTATATGGTGTATTGTTCGTTGATCCCGATCTCGTCCGATTCCACCAGGGCGAACCGGTAATCGGTCACGCACGCATCGGAAACGCCTTTTCCGTTCAGCGGATTGAACCGGATCCACGCGCCGCATTCGGGCTCGATGTCTCCGATCACCATGCCGAGATCTCCGTCACATGCCGCCAGATCGTTCAGGATCTCGCCGGCCGTGGTGGTGAATACTCCTTTTCCGCCCGGCAGCCATTTCCGTTTCCCGTCCGCATCCGGTTCCGACTGGAACGCGGTCGCCACATATCCGATATACTCGTCGTTCCCGAACAGGGTCCGGATGTATTCGGCCAGCTCCTGGGGACCGGTCTTTCCGGACGGCGGCGGCAGCGGTTCGATCTCCAGCCATTCCTTCCGGATGATTTTCTCCGGCTCCTTCTTCGGGGTGTCGATGATCGGGTCGTAATAATAAATCGGTTTGTCCATCGGGATCGGCGCGTTCATCTCCGATTCGTCGGGGATCGGCCGCGGCGGGGTCCCGCCTTGATCCTTGCAGATCTTCACCACGGTGGCCACGGTTACGGCTGCCTGGCCTTTGTCCAGCCCGTTCCAGCGGGCCGAACAGTCATTCGGCCGATATCGCCGGTCGGACCGGCTCCATTGGTCCCAGAGCGCGACTTCCCCGCCTTCGTGCTTGATGGCGGCCCCGATCTTGAGCCAGTCATCATACTGCAGCGCGGCCGGGTCGATCTGTCCCAGGCATTCGCTTATAATTTCGATGTTCGTCATGTCGTGATTTCCTGTTTTATCGTGTAAGCAAGTCTGCTGCATATTGCGGATCCTTCCGCGCGCCGATCCGAAAAACGGCCGGAGGGGGGAACCGCCCGGACCGTTTTCGGATCCACCGCGAAGAAGGTCAGACCGGTGATCGGATGCCGCTGCACCAGGTAGGTGATGCCCTTCAATTTGACTGGTCTCCCGGTCACCAGATCGCATTCCGTCTGATTGCCGATGTAGATCGTCCTCATTGAACACCTCCGAACAGATCCACTTGTTGTAATTGTTGTTTAGGCTTGGGCTTGGAATTTGTCGCTTTACAGCAGCAGAAAAGACCGATCACGTCCTTGTCGTTTTTGTCGGTATATTCTTCAAGTTCTCCGCCGATGGGTCCATGATTTACCCCGTATAGATGCCATACACTTTGATCCAGCGCGTTTCCGTGGATGATTAAGGCATTCGCGTTGAAGAACAGCATGTTCAGCAATGCAATGTTGCAGACCGATTCATCGATGTCGATGCCGATGCAGCAGATCTTGTCCGCATGTTCGGCGGGGATCTGTTTGATTGCTGCGACCAGGGTCCGGCCGCCTCCGCAGGCCGGATCACAGATATAAAGCTGATGATCCTGGGTATAGTTCTCCCATTTGACCTGTCCGATTTCCGTTTCGGCCATGAATCCGCAGACCGCGGCCGGCGTGAAGAACTGTTCCATGTTCAGGTTCGCCCCGATTTCCTCCCAGAGGATCGACAAGCATTCCTGACCGGTTTCCTGCATATATCGGGTGATTGCCGCCAGCATGGCCGGGAAGGCGTCCTTCTGTTCCTTCTCCCGGTATTTATCCATGATCTGGTTGTATTGCTGCTCCCGCGGATGTTCCGCCGTATGGTCTGACAGAAACGCACAAACAGCAAGCTGAAGAAAGTCGGCATAGACCATCCGGAGACTGTGACCGTAAAACCGGGTCAGCAGTTTCCCGAATTCGGAAATGGCCGGATGCTTGATCGTGAAATTGGTTCCCTTTGCCATTTTACCAGTTCACCATGTCGTTGAATTTGTTCTTGGTTTCGGACTGCGACATCCGGAGATAAATGGCTGTCGTGTCGACGCTCCCATGACCGAGCAGATCGGCCAGCATGACCACGTTGTTCCCGCTTTGCTTCAGGAACTGCTTGGCGAAGTAGTGCCTGAAGGCGTGAGGGTGACAGACTTCTTTCCGGATCCCGTATTTTTTGGCGAAGAACAGCAGTCTGGAAGACACGCCCCGGATCGATATGGGTGCTTTCAGATGCGTCATGAAGATATGACCGCTTTCCGGGTGGCTTTTGTCTTCGAAATACTCCAGCGCTTCGGCGGCAGTCGTTTCCGGAATGAAGATGGTCCGGACCTTCCGGCCCTTGCATAACATTCTGGCAAATCCCTGTTGAAGATCGGTCAGCTTGAACTGGATGATCTCGCTGACCCGTGCGCCGGTCTGGGCCAGCAGCTTGATCAGGAAGTAATCCCGCATATATCCATCAGCTTTCAAGCCTTCCAATAGGGCCTCGACCTCCAGCGGCGTCGGGACGTTGTCGACGAACATCGCCCGTTGGATTTTGATGTTCTTTACCTGAAGATTCGGCTTCTTCAGGTAGTCTTTCACATAGCTGTTGTAAGCCATGATCCGAATGCTGACGGTCTTCTCCGAATATTTTCCGACCATCGTATCCCGGAATTTCTCGACCGCTTGCTTGTCGATGCTTCCCATTTCCTTGTAGATCGAAAGCAAGCCGTGCCGGTAGCTGTCGATCGTATGTTCACTTTTCGTGGTTTTCTTTTTCATCCAGTCGACGAAAGCCTGAACATCGTCCGGATTCAAGGTTTTTCTATGCATGATCATCCTCCCCGAACAGATCCAGGGGCGGCGTCGGCTCCCGATCCAGTTCCTGTTTCCGTTCCAGTGCGGCATCGACCTGACGTTCCAGCTCCTTGGCCTTCTTCAGATCCAGATCGTCGTGATACCGGAAAAAAGTTTTCTGGGCGTTCCGCATCGCCAGAACCAATTGCTCGAAATCCGTCATGCTTCACCATGCGCTTTCTTCAATGCTTTTTTCGCTTTTTCGATCCAGGATCCCGGATCGCCTGGAACGTTCCACGGCCCGCCCGGCTTGCCGTAAAGTTCGACCGCCTCGGTCAACGCCTGGACCATATCCGCCGCGGCGGGGATATAGGTCGTTGCAAACCGTGAAACACCCTTGACGAATAACACATCCCCCTCCAGCGTGTAAATGAATCCTTCGCCGGGATCCAGCTCGGCAACAGGGAAGGAAATCGTATCCTTCGGTTTCGGAAATTTTCCTAAAAGTTTAGCCATTGTTTTCTCCTTGTGGTTTGTCCCAGGTCGCGGCCACGGTTTTATACCTGACCGCCACCGTGATATTGTCGATCATGTTTTCGGTGTAGTTTTTGATGAACTCGGTCGGCTGGCTGCCGTTTGAATAATCGGAAATGATCTTTGCCGCCATCCGAAGCCCGATCTTGACACCGGCATCGATCCCGGCGTCATATCCCGCCTTGAAATCCTCGTTCATTTCCCGATCCACTCCAATCTGTATTCCGCGCGGTTTCCCTTTTCGGTTTTCGTGATCCGGAATGTCAAAAGAATGCCGAACAAGATCATACAGAAGATGAACACCAGAAAAGCGCATCCGAAAAAGTATCGATCCACGTCAACATCATCGATCGTCATACCTCATCCTCCCCATTTGCCTCATCGGTCCCATTGGCCTCATTCTCGTAATGGCTGCACCAGTCATCCGCTTCGATGATCCGGTCGGCCGGTGAATCCGGATTCCAGCACGACCCCAGCCAGCCGCAATATTGACCGCCGATCATCAGCTCGGTCATCCAATACGCACAAGTGCCGCAGCACGGCCGATTCACGCCCCGCCTTCTGATCAGTTCCTTCGTCAGTTCTTCCATCGTCATTCCTCCTCGGCCAGCAGACCCGGGAGAAGCCGGTCGCAGACCGCATCCACATCGGCCTCGGTCCTCCGGCGATACAGCCGGAGCATGTCTTCCAGCGTCCGGACGTATTCCCCGCCATCGTCTTCCGCTTCGGGTTCTTCGGCGGCCTCGTCCGGGGCTTCGGCGGCCTCGCTCGGTTCTTCGCTTTCCGCGCGTCCGTCCAGTCCGTCCTGTCCGTCAGGTCCGTCAGTGTCCGCGCTGATCTTCCCCTCCGCTTTCAGTTCCTCCAGCATCGCCTTCGCCAGCGGATAGAAACTCCACCAGCTGATCATTTCCTTGCCTTCGTTCTGGTATTCCGCTTCCAGCTGCTTGTGTATGGTCCTCAAGTTCCAGCCCTGGATCAGATACGGTTCCGCCTTTTTCAAAACTTCCTGCTTCAATTCGTCCGTGTATTTTGCCATTTTCCCTTGTCCTTTCCTTTTACATTCCCGGCTGATATTGCCGCGGGTTGATCCCCGCGGGGATCGTCCACCGGTTCGCCGCGATCCTCGTGATCAGTTTGTTCGCCGCGGTGAATTCCCACGTTCCGACCCCGGTGAAACCGTAGCGTTCCAGGCATCGGATCTGCTTCGGCGTGGCCAGCCCTTCCATCCGGCGCTTCTCGATCGTCTCGATCAGCCGCGAAGCATGACCGGCGCATTTCACTTCATCGGGGAAGATCCCCGCCTTTTCCAGTCTGGCCAGCTGCGCGGCGCTGGGCGGCGCCATCTCCCGGAGATTCATCGGATCCGGTTCATATTCGGCCACCTTGCCGCCCGGCGCGATCGACATCTCGAACTGCAGCGGATCCACCAGCGCCCGTTTCCGCTGGCGCTGTTTCTCCAGTTCGCGCCGGAGCGCTTCTTCGCGTTCCTCCTTCGCGGTAGATTCCGCACCGGCTTCCAGTTCCAGCAGATCCCCGCCTTCCTCGCTGGTCTCCGCCATGATCTCGGCCACCCGCGCGGCAATGTCCGGATTCTCGCAGACCAGATGTGCCGGTCTGCAAAGGTCGTGCTTTTCCGTCTGCCAGAGAAAATCCAGCAGCAGCAATTCCTTTTTGCCGGTTTCCGGGCTCAAACGTGTCCCGCGTCCGACGATCTGGGCATACAGCGCCCGGACCTTCGTCGGCCGGAGACAGACGATGCAGTCCACGGCCGGTTCGTCCCAGCCTTCGGTCAGCAGCATCGAGTTGCAAAGCACCTGATACTTGCCGTCGTGGAAGTCCTTCAGGATCTCCGCGCGGTCGGCGCTTTCCCCGTTCACTTCGGCCGCGGTCATGCCGTGCTGCCGGAGCAGTTCGCACATCCTTTGACTGGTGGCGATCAGCGGCAGGAACACCACCGTCTTCCGGTTCTTGCAGTGTTCGGCCATCAGACCGGCGATCTGGTCGAGATACGGATCCAGCGCCGTTCCGAGCGCAGCCGCCTGAAAATCGCCGGACTGCACCTTGACGCCGTTCAGGTCGATCTGCAGCGGAAGGGTCAGCGCCTTGATCGGACACAGGTATCCCTCCCGGATCGCCCGGACCAGCGTGTATTCGTAGGCGATCGTCTGGAACACTTCGCCCAGGTTCCGCTTGTCTCCCCGGTCGGCGGTCGCGGTCACCCCGAGCACCTTCGCCCCGGCGAAGTAATCCAGGACGCGCCGGTAACTGACACTGACCGCGTGGTGAGCCTCGTCCACGATGATCGTGTCGAAGTGATCCGGACTGAACCGTTCCAGCCGTTTTTCGTTCTGAAGCGTCTGGACGCTCCCGACCGTCACGTTATACCAGGAATCGATGCAGCTGGATTCCGCTTTTTCCAGCGCCGTCATCAGACCGGTCGCCTTCTCCAGCTTGTCGCTTGCCTGGTTCAACAGTTCTTCACGGTGGGCCAGAACCAGCACGTTTCCGCCCTGCCGGACCCGGTCCTCGATCACCTTCGAGAAAACTATCGTCTTTCCCGTACCGGTTGGCAGGATCAGCAGGGTCCTGTCCACCCCCTCCCGCCACTGCTCCAGGATCGCATCCCGGGCAGCGGCTTGATAAGGCCTCATTTCCATTTGTGGTTGTCTCCGTTTTTTTCGCTTTTTAGAAGGGCTGTTCCCCGTCATCGACCGCAGGAGGCAGATACTTGAATTGATTCTGCTGTTCGGTCGTGCCGTTGTTCTTCTTCCAATCCTTGACTGTCACCTTGACGCGCCCTTCGGCTCCGACAAAACGGTCCCAGTCGATATGAACATTGTTCGAATCGGCCGGAGTATGGCCGATCGATTTGGCGATCTCCGCGAACTTCCACAGCCATTTCATATACATGCGGAGATTGTCCCAGGCGGTCCCGACCGGTCCGTCTTCGTTTTCCAGCCGGAGCATGAA